TTATTTCATCAAAACTTTCTGATTTTTTTTCAATTGTATAGTCTAGTCTTACAGGATTAAAATCTTTCGTTATTAAGTCATACCCTTCCGTGTAGTTACCATACATCATTCTATTACCCATAATCGTTTCAGCCTTAGCAAGTAAAGGAACGTTATCATACAACCTTAATATTTCTGCTTCAGGAAGTATTGTAAATATCTTACTACTTGAAAAAGAGTATACTACATCTTGATTATCAGAATAACCTTGTTGATTCTTATTAAGTTTCTCTATAACTTTTATTATCGGACTTGAGGCTTCTTTAAAAAGTAAATCAACTCCAATAACCAAAGGTCCTCCCGTATTAAATGTAATCTCTGCTGTATTATAGAAATTAGTCATTCCTTCATTCAGATAACTATCTGTTGATAACAGATAATCCTTGGGAGAAAATGCCGGACTCGTAAATTGTGATGTTGCTGAATACTCATCATCATCGTACTTATATCTATATGCAAAACAAACAAATCTTTCTTCTAAAAAATTTTCTTGAGTACCCGTATTAAGTAATTCTAATCCGGGAGCAGATAATGGTGGTTGCTTTATAACTAATATATCATTATAATAGAAACCGTCAACTCCCGAAGGAAGAGGGTCTGCGTAATTTTTAATTACATTTATTTTCCTTGGAGGATTAAGATTATCCGTAAAGAAAAATAGGTTCTCTATCTTATCTATTCCTGTAAATAAATATTTATCGTTAAAATTTAAGGTAGTGTTTACACCACCTCCATCATCCTTGCTTATAATATGGTACACTACGATACCATTATTAGAGTTCCAAGAAACTATTAAGTCTAACTTACCTGTGTTACTATCTGTAAATGCAGGGTCGTGAACCATCCAATAAATCGTTTCAAGTGCTCCATCCTCAAAGGCTCCAATACATTTAGCTGATGATGATAGCTCTACACCATCCACCTGAAGATTTGTTACTACTAGGTTTCCTTTAGAGTTTTCAATAACTCCAATCTCAGAACCTTCTGTCGAACCCATACGAATATTTAAGGCATCGACATACTCACCGTTAGGGATAAGTCTCTCATCAACCATCTTATTCATCTTACCTTGGGTAAAATTTCTTGTTAAATTTGCCATATTATTTCAACCACTTATCTCTTCCTCTTAAGTTCTGCAACAACCTACCGGGATGTATGTTACTAATTCTGATTTTTGCATTTCGCAATAAAGCAGTTTTTCTTTTACGTTTTCTTTCAACTATATACTCCTGAGTGTTTAGCTTTGAGCTTACAATTGCAAACTCAATGTATGCATAAATAAACTCTTCAAACATTTTATTTACTGTAATCAAGCTATCATCTCCATTCTCCATACCATCAGATACGTATTCAAGAATACATAACTCACCTGACATACCTGAGCTAAAATTTATAACTCCTCCTTTAGGATTAATCTTAAAGGTAGGATTAACATTAGCTGTCTCAGTATTTAAACCAAACCTCCCTCCTATGCTATACTCAAAATACCAATTGCCATCTACGTTCCAACCCATATTTCCATTCTGACTTGAGCCTTCGTTTAGATAGATAGATTGTTTAGTTCCATTGATTCTATCAAAATCTATCGTAGAGTCCTGTGGTTTTAAAGCATTTCCATCTATATCAAAAAGAATCCTGCAGTCATTATCTTGAAGATATGCGGATGACCAATTTGTTTGTATGTTTTCTGTAAGTGGCATAAGAAGACCATCTCTATATAAAGATATCCTAACCCAATTTACATAATCAGATGGAAGAATATATCTTAAGGAGTCACATACGTTTAGTTCTAATATTTTAATTTCTTTAAACGCATCGTAGTTAAGTTCTTGTACAGCTCTTTTAGCGTGAAACAATATCTTAAATCTCTCCTCGTTATTTACAATACTATGATTCCCTTGATACATCAACATAAAATTATTGACTATATCCTCAAGAGAAACATACTGATATGAACCCCAATTTTCATCTTCAGGGTTTGCTCCTCCATTTTCGTAATACTGATATTGTGATATATAACTCATAATTATTTAGATTCTTGTGTATTAATTTGTTCCTGTGCTTGTGCAAATTGAACTGTTGAAACTTCTCTTATAGACATTCCTGCGTACTGAAGTATCTTGTTTACTAAGTTAACCTCATCATCGTTAGGTAACTCAAAATCTTGATAGTCAGATTGTGACGCATCAAAAGCAGGTTCCCCATTTGTTAATTCAACAAAAGTCCATTTAGGCGCATAAGGAAATCTTATGTATTGACAAATAATTTGTCCCTCATTACTTATTGTAACCGGATATGTTTGTGCTAATATAGACTCCTGTGTGTATGCAGGATAACTAAGATTAGGTTTAGTTAGTAACGAGTTGTTAAGCATTGTAATCTTTGTATGCGTAACCTTCTCAGCTTCCTTCTTTTTGTCTGCCGTGTATACAGTATAAGTTAATGGAGTTGAATTTAAGATGTTTGAGGCAACCGTAAGGATAGTACCTGTTAAATCTACTGCAGTAACTATTAGGTTGTATGCAACACCACTTACTTCAACGCCTACTATATCTCCAACCTTTACCCCTGCTGTAACAAAGTCTACACCACTTGTATCAATTATTTCATTTGTACCTGCAGCTACTGCTGTTGTAGTTCCACTAATCAATACTTTATTATTTATAAGTATCTTGTTGATTAGATAGTAATCATTGTTTGTTGTTATTAATGACGGTAAATAATATTCACTACCTGCTCCTGATAGTAATGGAAGTGTGACCGAAAAGGTATCAATGACCTCCTCTATTCCTTTTGTAATATCAGCGTATCCTGTACCTGATTTACGAGCATTCTCTTTATTAATTTGATAGTTGTAAGAATAAAAATAATCTTCAAATAAATCTAACTGTGCTTGTTTAGCAAACAAGTTAAAATCTGACGGAGAAATGTATCCGTAATTATTTTTATTCAAAACAGACATCACTGTTTGTCTAACTGAATTTATCATTTTTAGTAATTCTTTTTTACAAAGATAAACAAAAAAAAAGAGGAATCAAAAAACAGACTCCTCTTATAAAATTATATTGATATTTATGTTAATCCAAAAGGGTCTCTAAGTGCTTTAGGACCTCTAATCCATCATCACCTTGTAGGAATGAACCTACTATATCCTCTGCTGTTGCACCGAATGGTACGTTTAACATCTTTGTTTTATTTTGTGGTGTATTATACCATACTTCCTTCCCACTCTTTCTTGTTTTTAATAAGCCTTGGTCAAAGAATCTTTGAACCGTACCCATAAATTGTAAGTCAGGGTCATTAATTACAGATAAAAAATCTGTAGGATAATTCCTTGCAAATACTAGTACATCTCTTTTTAATTCGGCAGATGACATTTTTGTTGTATCAGTTCCAAATAAAACTCTACAAACATTTTCAAGTTGCTCAAGAGATAGTTTTTTAGCTTCAAGTAAAGCATCTGCTTCAACTAATAACTCTTCAACTTCTGCTGCTGCATCTTTTGCTTTATCCAACTCAACAAATTTCTTGCCGTTTAATGGATGTAAGAATAAAAATTTTTGTAAAACTTGGTTTTCTTTTTTTACAAATAAGAATCCATCCTCAAAGATGATAGGTTCCATCAATGCATTAGAGTCCTGCTCGTCTACGAAAATAGATTTTTGATTTCTTGCATAACGAAGTTCTCTATTCGTTCCTGTTTCATCATCAAAATGTAATAGTGTAAATCTTTTTGTGTGTTTTGTAGGTAGCATAAAAGATAAGGGTGCTACCGACCTTGTTAATTTGTAACTCTTAGCTACGTAATTCTGATTTTTCTGTTTTGACATTATATTTAAAATTTAATTAAAGTTAAAAAAAGGGGGTCGTTTTCGACCCCCATAATAATTAGTTACTTATTCTTGAAATAAGAAGAAGTTGTTTGCACCTAAAGTACATACTGCTCTTTCAGATAAGAAGTGAACCTCCATAGCATCTAAGCTAGAAGTTTCTGCTCCACCTGCTGAACCTGTAATCCACGTTTTGTAACGTCTATCTTCAGTTTCTGAAGCTCTGTATCTAACGTGTAAGAAAGGTCTCTTAGCATTTTTACCAAGTACTTGGTCATATACTGAAGTTGAACCTGCAGGAACTAAAAGTCCATTGATTCTTCCTGACCCTGCACCTGTTGGTAAACCACCACGCATTGTTGGGTCATTCAAGTATTTCCAATCAGACTTGTAGAAATCATAACCTCTACGGAATCCTGTGAAACCTAAGTTTAATGCCATTTCTTTTTCATTGTCAAAAAGACCATAAGAAACACCACCTGCTGCATTGCTTGATTGTAAAGATAACATATCATCAATATCAAAAGAAAAATCTCTATCAACGAATACTACGTTTTCTTCAATCGCACCTTGCTTATCAAGTCTTGAAATAACTGTATCCCACTCAGTAAGTGTAGTTGGATTTCCACCACCCCATACGTTTCCTCTATTCTCTACAACGTAGAAAATACCATCAGAACCTTTGTTACCTACATCACCTGTAGTTGCAATTGCTCCTGACGCTGCTTCTGCAGGTACAGCTTCAATCATTGCTGTTTCTAAGTAATCATCAAATCTAAGTCTTGTTTCGTGCTCAGATTTCAAATACCATAAGTATCCGTTTGCTCCGTTTTCAGTTGTAATTTCTACCCAACCGATTTGAGCCATATCAGAACCTGATACTGCATACTTATCTTTAATGATAATTGGAGAATTCTCAAATATGAAATCATCAGCTTCTAATGAACCTGACATTCCTTCTGTTCCTTTTCTAAATTCAGAACCATATATAAATAAAGAATAAACTTGTGCTGCAACAGTAGTTAAACCACCTGCATTATAAAATGCAACAGAGATAACTCTTGTAGCGTAATCTACTGCAGTTACGATAGCTTTAACACTACCTGTTCCTGCGTTATCAGAAATCATTACTGTTTGTCCAACACGTACTGCGATAGAACCTGATTCTGCATTAACAAATGCAGGATTTAATGCATCGTTGATTGTAAAGTCAGCAACATCTACACCTGCAGCAATTGCAGTTGTACAATTAGTATATTTAGTATGTAATCTTCCTTGTTCTGCCCATTTGATAAGGTCAGAGTTAGAAGGCATTTCAGCTCCTACCATTCTTAAGAATGATGAGATTGTTCTATTACCATATCTTTCGAATTCCTTTTCGTAAGTATCAGGAAGATACTGATTCAAGAAATCAAAATTAGTAATGTAGTTTGACTTTAAGGGCACTCTCTGTGCGCTTGGTTGTAAGTCAAAACCGGGGATTGCAGCTATTGCCATAATTTTTAGTTTTTAGTTTTTTAAATAATTTATTTTCTACTCCTAATCTTTAACCCTCTTCCGTGGTCGTTGGTTACAGATTTTATTTGCATCCCTCCTTTGGTTGTAGATGCTTCAGAAGCGTTACGAGTTGTCATATTTATATTTTTTAACTTCTTCATCGTATCTTCTGCAGCAGTACTTTTACCTTGTTCATAAAAGAACTTAGCAAACTTATCGGGGTGCATCGCCATCGCTAGTGCCCTATGGTATCCTCTTGCATCTCTCATAACACCGTCATCATCTAAAAACTTTTTTATAAAGTTAGTAGGGTCAGACTGAGCATTTTTGATTTCAGCAGAATCTCCGGGAGAAAAATAAACGTTATTGTCATCAAGCGTAAATTCAAAACCTTTGAACTCACTAAACAAATCGTCAGTTTTTTGTGTAAACACCTCTCTCTTACGAGAGTTTTGTTCTTCAACAGTACTCGCTTCAGCTATATATTGTTTATATGCCTTGTAATCTTCGTCAGTTTCAGAATTAGATTCCCTTCTTGACTCAAGAGGGACTCTATATTTTTCCTGCTGCTGCTCAAAGTATTCCTTGGCTTTTGCAATAGTCTTTTTCTTTGCTAATTTAATCTTTCTAATATCCTTGTCATCGTCAAGGTCTTCGTCATAAACATAATCTTCCATTAAGTCAGTTATGTCATCTGAATCTAAGCCTTTCTCTGTCGCAGTTAAATACTCTCTTAGCAATTTCTCAGGTTCCATCTCATCGTAATTCTTTTGCAACTTTGCAAAGTCATCGAATCCACGACCTGTATCTTTTTTATATTTTAGATATGTTGAAACATCTTCAGGTAGAGGCTCTTCCTCTCTCTGTTGATTTAGTTCGTCAAGAGATTTAATCTCCTTACCATATCTACTTCCAATAAACTTAAGAACCTCTTCCTCTGTTAACTCTGAGGTTTTAATCTCTTCTTCTTCCTGAATCTTAGGTTCTTCATAATTAGTTTTTATCTCAACCTTATTGGTTTCAATATTACTTTCTTCTGAGTCATCACGATTCAATTTCTCTTCGTGTTTATTCAACAATTCTTGTTCGATTTGTTGTGAAGACTTTTCTTCATTAGCATCAACTGCTCTTACTTTTATTTCCATTTTTATTTAATTTAAGTTATACAAAGGTAGTATTATTATTTAAGTATTTATCTTGGGTTGAACTCTGCTAAGTCAAAACCATCTAAACTATCCTCGTTAGATTCAAAATTCTTTGGAGGTAAGTTATTTTTTCGTTGGTTTATCAATTGTGATTGTTCAGTAGACTGTTGAGATATTCTACCTGACTTTGCATTTTCTCTTGCACTTTCTCTTCCTTGCAATTGTTGAGCATCCATTTGTCTTAATTGAATATTCAAGTTGAACTCTTCTTGCATTAAGTGAGATTTAAGTTCTGCTTCCACTTTTAGTTTTTCAATTTCAAAAGCAATATCAGCCTGTCTGAATTGTAGTTTAGCTTGAGTTTCCATCTGAAGTTTCTGTTGAGCCATTTGAGCAGCCATCTGTTGAGACTGTAATTGTTGTTGAGATTGCATAGCTTGTTGCTGCATTTTCATTTTCTCTTCCCTATCCTGTTTCGCAACTCTCTTTACCTTTAAAAGTTGGTTAGCAAGTTTTAGATTTTTCAACTCCCTAATATCAATAGCATCCTCTAAGTTTATATCTCCCTTAGATAAAGCCATCTGTACATTCTGTTCAAGCTGTGCTCTTTGTTCCTCATCGGGAGCCAACTCAATAAATATACCGAAGTCATAAATATATAAATTATTTATATCACTAAGTATAGATACGTTGTACTTACCAATTTGGTTTATAAACTGCTCCTTAAAGTCTGAGTACTCAAGTATATCAGCAACTCTATAAGTAACTGCTTCAGCAAGACTTCTATATATATATAGACTAGCATCTAAGATGTGTCTCGTAGCAACATTAGAGTTTAATGCCGCTAACTTCTGTACACCAACTAACGAGTTAGGGTCAGGCATACTTCCATCTCTAGCTTCATTTAATCCGGTAACAAGCCTAATCTGATTTAGATAGTGGTTGTAGTTGTTTAAAAGCATCTGAGTTTTTCCTGCACCCGAAGATGTTTGCAATTCCTTAATTGGAACTCTAGCCTGATTAAAATCTCCATCTTGTGTATAGCTTCTACCAATAACACTACCTGTTTGGAAGTACATTCTTAATGCATCTTCCGGATTATATGCGTTACCATTACCTAGGTCTACTTCATTAAGACCATCGGCATCAATAAATACACCGTCAGGTACTACTCTTGCAATAAGTTGTTGTAACTTTAAATGTGTAATTTGTATCAAATCAGCAAATGGTATCATTCTTCTAACCAATGACTCTATAACACCCTTATACATTCTTGGTGCAACAGCTACATAGTTAGGTATAGCATATTGACTTGCTGATTGTGGTCTAACCATATTCTCCATTAGTTCCCACTTCAAAATAATATTGGTTCCCATTACCATAACTCCATTAAACCATACGTCAATAGTCTTAGACTCTTTAGTATAGTTACCTTCCTCCTGCATTTCTATAGGTGGATTGAAGCTATCATCCTTCTCAATCATACTTACATTACCATTCTCTTTTACCTTTCTTTTATAAACTACTTTTTTAGTAGTCTTATAGTTAAAGTACATAAGTGTTGCTGTATCCTTAAAAAATATATCGTTTTGATAATACTGAGAAGCATTATAATAATCATACCAACCCTGTGCATAGTTTGATATCTCCTCTAAATCTTCGTTATCAAGAGAAGGGTCAATTTTAACTAGTTCAGTAATTGGAACATTTTTCACTTCTCCCCAATAGAAACAATCTTTAAAGTGTGGGTCTTCAGTATAACTATGAACCACATTAGCGGGGTCAACATACTTAAGCTTTACACCATCTCCTTGTAAGAACTCGTGTTTAGCTACTGACATTCCTAGAACAGTTAAATCATAGTCCAACTGTTTTCTAATATCATCATACTTGTTACTTTCAAATATAGTACTAATCGCTTCCTCTTCTGCAATTTCAATAGCAGGTTTGTAGTTAAGCTGCATATACAACTTCAACTCCTCATCTGAAGAAGGTAAATCATCAGGCTCCATTGTAAAAGGATTGACACCTGTTTTCTTTTGAACAACCTCAAGAAGTGGTTTAGCTACCATCTGACCTTCTATCATTTGTTGGTACTTACTTCTTTTAGATTGAGACATAGCATCCTGAGCATATGCTTTAGGCGTAAACTCTCTATCTTGCATACCATTAACAACAATATCCACAAACTTAGGTAAAACAGGAACCGGAGTCCAATCTAAGTTTAGATAAGACAAATCTCCATCTACGGCTAATTCGTTTTTATATTTACCTACTCCTT